TACTTTCGGTAGTCCATGCAACTTCCTCAGTGATCGCAGTCATTGTTTGCCTCCCATGTCATGTTGGTTACGAATAGTTTCAAGTTGGGTTTTGGTTAGAAGATTTACTGCGACCTTCGCTTTCTCATTACTATATCCATAGTGTTTTTTAACTAGATCCAAGTCCTCGACTTGTTCCTTCTTCAACCAAGGGGAAAATCTTTTTCTCTTCCTCAAAGTATATAGGAAGAAAGAGTACTGCATATCCTTGTCAAGGTTACTGTACTTGTTCATTTCGTTTGCAAACAGTACAGTGTCTAGATGTCCTGACAAACACCTATTGACAATATATGGAGGGTAGGATGATATTGCTTCTGGATCTTCTTCTATCAGATTGTTCTTGTTAAAGTTGATAGAGTTTAACCAATCTTTTAATTCCATTAGAATAATTTGTATTGTCCGTTTTTAAGTTTTTTATATGGTTCTTTTGGCAGTATGCGATAAACAGTAGTTCTATAAATGCCCATTTTTTTTGCAATCTCAGTTGCACCTAAACCTGAGTTCCATAATCTTTCAACTTCTTTATAGTCGATAGTTGGTTTTCTTCCTTTATATTTCCCTGCCTTCTTTGCTTTTTCTATACCTATTCTTTGAAGTTCTTTTCTATGTGCCCAACTGCCAGGTCTAAGCGAATGTATCATTCCATGATGCTCAACACATAATGAAATAAAGTTATGTGGATGATCATCACCACCTTTACATACTGGTGTTATGTGATGATGTTCTATATTTTCGGTGGTGTTACATATAACACAAAAAGCGTATTTCATTTTGTATCACACTTTCGTAATTTTAAGTTTTTTACTATTCTTACAACCGTACTTCTGTGTATGCCTGTTTCTTTAGCAATAGTTCCATAACCTTTATTTTGCTTTCTCAATTTCATAACTTCTTCTTCTTGTTGAGGTGTATAACCTCTCTTTCTTCCAAATTTAACCCCTGCTTGTTTTGCCTTTTCTCTACCGATTCTAGCAAGTTCAAACCAGTTATCAACATGTCTGATTCTATGAACCATCTCATGATGATTATCACATAAAGTAATAAGATTATGTTGGTGATCAGTTCCACCACTAACTTTTGGAATTACATGATGATGATGTAAATTTTTATTAGTGCCACATATGACACAAAAAAGTAATTTCATTAGAATGTTCTTATGGGACCTACGACTCCAGTTCTACCGTTGTTGACTCGATAGATTTGTGTTCTACCATCTTTAGTTTGCACATGGACTTCTTCACCCATGATGATTGCTGATTGTGAGTTGGGAGCAAATGTAGATAGTCCTCCTCTACGTGTATTGTAGAGTTGGCAGTATCCACTAGGCAACACTCTGACTCCTATACTTT